CGTAGCGGGAGAAATTACCGCAGTATCTGGAAGCCCTGTTTGGTTTCAGTTTGATGTAAAAGGTAACAGTTCAATGGAAACTGCTATTACTTCAAGTCGTGAAAACGGAACAACTTTCTATGATACTACACTTAATATGACTTTGACCTTTCAAGACAAAGCTACACAAGAAGAACTTAAATTAATCGCTCACGCACGTCCACACGTAGCTGTTGAAGATTATAACGGAAACTTCTTTTTAGTAGGACTTGAAAATGGTGGTGATGTGAACGGTGGCACTATCGTAACAGGTGCTGCAATGGGAGACTTAACAGGATATACATTAACGGTGAATGCACAAGAAACAGCACCACCTTACTTTGTAACGCCTGCAGTAATTACTGCTGATGCTTCTGCGGTTCAAATTGACCCAACAGCATAATTAATACTTTTACTTATAAAATGGGGTTATCTTAACGGATAGCCCTTTTTTTATACCTACACAATACAAAATATTTCTTTTTTATTTATATATTAATATGAAGTTGATAACCACAAGCGGTAATAAAACCTTTAAGATAATTCCAAGAGAATTTACAGTAGGTACATTGAACCTAAAATTGACTAGTGAAAGTACAAATAAAACTATTACAGTTGATGCTGTTTCTGTTATTGATGGTAACTATATTTCTTTTAATGCTGTTTTTGGTGCTTTAACTGAAAGTGACTTTTATATATTAGAAGTTGTTTATTCAAATAATATAATTTATAAGGATAAGATTTTTTGTACAGACCAAGCTATTAACCAAAGTAATGATGAATATTACAGCGTCAATAAAGACAAGTATATAAGTGAAGAGAGTTCGGATAACGAATTTATAATAATATAAATATGAACGATTTAAGAATAGTAAATTTAAGTACTTACACAACGCCAGAAATTGTTGAGAAATCAAACAAAGAATGGGTTAGTTATGGTTCTGATAACAATTATTTTAAGTACTTAATTGACCGTTACAATGGTAGCCCAACAAATAACGCTATTATAAACGGTATTAGCGAAATGATTTACGGACGTGGGTTAGATGCTTTAAACTCAAATAAAAAGCCAGAACAGTACGCTAAAATGATTTCTTTGTTTCATAAAGATATGGTTCGTAAATTATGCTATGACCTTAAACTTATGGGGCAATGCGCTATGCAGGTAATTTATTCTAAGGATAAAAAAACCATTGCAAGAGTTGAACACATACCAGTTGAGAATTTAAGAGCAGAAAAATGTAACGACAAAGGCAAAATAGAAGCGTATTACTATGCAGATGATTGGAAGAAAGTTAAGAACGTAGGACACACGACTAGAATACCATCTTTTGGAAGTAGTTCTGAAAACATAGAGATTATTTATGTAAAGCCTTACAGGGCAGGATATAAATATTATTCTAGTCCAGATTATGCAGGTGGTTTACAATATGCAGAACTAGAGCAAGAGATAAGCAACTATCATTTAAACAATATCCTGAACGGTTTAGCACCTAGTATGTTAATTAACTTTAACAACGGAACGCCAAACGCAGAAGAACGCCAAGCCTTAGAAAACCGTATATATTCAAAGTTCAGCGGTTCAAGTAATGCAGGTAAATTTATTTTAGCATTTAACGATAACCCAGAAAGCGCTGCAACTATTGAGCCTATTCAGTTAAGCGAAGCACACCAACAATATCAATTTTTAAGTGATGAAAGTTCTAAAAAAGTAATGGTAGCACACAGAGTTGTTTCACCTATGCTTTTAGGAATTAAAGATAATAGCGGTTTAGGTAATAATGCTGAAGAACTAAAAACTGCTAGTACATTAATGGATAACACCGTTATAAGACCATTTCAGATGCTTTTAATAGATGCTTTTGATAGTATACTAGCATTTAACCAAATGAGCCTTAAACTGTACTTTAAAACGCTTCAACCTTTAGAATTTACAGACTTAGAAAACGTTGAGGACGCAGAAACAAGAGAAGAAGAAACAGGGGTTAAACTTAGTCAAGATTTACCAGATGAATTAGGTAGTGATATAGCTGATGAATTAATAGATTTAGGACAAGATGAAAGCGAGTTATTAGCTGAATATGATTTGGTAGATGAAAGCGAAGTTGATTATGAGTTGAACGATGAACTTGATGAAGTTATAACAGACTTAAACACCGAGCCAGAAAAAGACGAAACAACGTTATCTAAAATATGGAATTTTGTAAGCACAGGAACAGCTAAACCAAACGCAAAAAGCATACAAGATGGCAAATCAAAACAAGATAGTCAAAAGGGTGTTGAGTTCTTAGTACGTTATTCTTATTCACCAGAAAAAGCAGGGTCAAACAGCCGACAGTTTTGTTCTAAAATGATAGGTGCTAAAAAGGTTTACCGTAAAGAGGACATTGTGGCAATGGGTAAAAAATCTGTTAATGCAGGTTTTGGTAAAGGTGGCTCAGATACTTATAGCATCTGGTTATATAAAGGCGGTGCAAGATGCAATCATAAATGGTTTAGAAAAACTTACCAAATTAAAAACGGTGAAAAAAGCCAAATAACAAGTGGTCAAGCAAAAAGCAAGGGTTTTAAAATGCCTAAGAACGCTCAAAAAGTACCAGTAGCACCAAAGGATATGAAGTATAAAGGTTATACTGCTGAATATTGGAACAAAATGAAATTCAAAAACTAAATGGCAACAGCATTATTTATATCAAGAACTGACTTAGTAAGAAATTCTATCTTAGATGGGAATGTAGATACTGATAAATTTATTCAGTTTATTAAACTAGGTCAAGAAATTGACATACAAAACCTACTAGGAACGGATTTATACAATCGAATAAGTACGGATATTGAAAACAGTACTTTAACAGGCGATTATTTAGCCCTTGTAAGCGATTTTATTCAGCCAACTCTTATTTGGTTTGCACAAGTTAATTATATTCCATTTGCAGCGTATCAAATTAAGAATGGTGGAGTGTTTAAACATTCAAGCGAAACAGCAGAAAACGTTAACAAAACAGAAGTAGATTATTTAGTAGGCAAAGCTAGAGAGTATGCAAACTATTATAGCACTAGACTAGTAGATTATTTATGCTTTAATCAGTCTAAGTTCCCTGAGTACACAAGCAATAGTGATAACGATATAAGCCCAGACACAGATACAGTATTTAATGGGTGGGTTTTATGAAGTATAAGGTAAAGAAGAAAAACTTAAATAAGTTAATGATTTATTTAAAGAAAGATACTAAAAACTTAAATAATGAGAGGGAATATATCAAACGCAATAAGTAAAGATAGCGTTAAAAGAGGTTATGTAAGTGAAAAAATAAGTGTAACTTGGAGGCATTATATAAGCGGTATTTCTACATATACTTTATATGATACAGGTTCTACAACTGCATTCCCTTATGCCTATGGCGGTATAGCTGTACCTTATAACGCTTATTTTAGTCAATTTATGTTATCCTCAATGCCTTACAGTTCTAGGCAGTTTCCCGATGGGAGTTCTTTAACTTTAAGCGTTTACGTGGATAATGTTTTAAAAGGCAGTAATACTTCAACATACGGAAACAATGTAAGGGAAACGGTTGTTTTGGATTTCGGTCAATCAATAGAAATAAATAGAGGTCAAACAGTAACATTAAGGCTGCAAGTAAATGGTCAATGGTGGTATTGTGTAAGCACATCAATAATAACACAACGATAATGGAAAACCCGAAATTAGCATTAATACCAAGCGGATATAAAAGTGGTAAAGTTTACTCAATTTTACCTACTGATGGTGTTGGGGATTTTACTTTCACTAGAGCTAGCGAAGGAACGAGAATAAAAGAAAACGGTTTAATTGGTACTGAATTAAATGGTATTCCGCGTTTAGATTGGTCAAACAGCGATTGTCCTAGTTTATTGTTAGAACCGCAAAGGACAAACAATTTGCTATATAGTGAAGATTTAACAAATGCAGTTTGGAGTAAGATATCAGCAGGAACAGGAACAAACCCTGTTGTTACTGCAAATTATAGTTTATCGCCAAGCGGTGAACAAAATGCGGATAGGATTGTTTTTAATCAAGGTAGCGGAATAGGAGGTAGCGATTACAGTATAGTAAGGCAAATTGTTTCTAATGTAGGTCAAGGAATTTCGAGTGTTTATATGAAATCAAATACATCTCAAAATTATTTGATAAGCATAGACGAAGTAGGTTTTAATAATAATGTAACAGTAACACCAGAATGGCAAAGATTTGAATATAGCGAAAGTACAAATGATAGGTTGCAATTATCTTTAAGAGCTGGAAATAACTCAAGTTACGCAGACGTTTCTGTTTGGGGTGCTCAAATGGAAGCAGGAAGTTATCCAACAAGCTATATCAAAACAACAGGAGGTATAGAAACAAGGCTTGTTGATACCTGTGAGGTTGCAAGCGGATTGCAAGAGTATATAGGTCAAAACAAAGGTACTTTATTTGTAGATTTTGAATATTTAGCACCAATCGAGAATAACAGTAGCACAGATTCAATTAGAGATGTATTTATTCTAGGTAAGTCAGGAAATATAACAGATTACATAACTTTTGATAATTATAGAAGTATATTTAGGGTTTTTATTAATCAAAGTGGGGTGGTTTCGTCTGTGTCCAGTGCTGTTGCTGGTAGTGCATTGGCAAATACTAGATACAGATTCGCAATTAGGTACGAAAACGGAAATAGTAAATCTTTTTTAAATGGTAGTTTATTAGGTTCTAGTTCTGTTAATATTAATTTTGGTACTGTTTTAGATGGTATATTTTTTAGCTGGTCGGCTAATTCAAGACCATTCAGAAACCAGAAAAAAGTTTACGATTTAAGAACTTATAAAGAAGCATTG